ATAAATAAACGTAAAAGACACACAAAGCGTCGTGCCCGTTATCGATCCAAAACCAGAAAGAATAAACATGCGGTAATGAAAGGTGGATTACAACGCGATGATTGTTTACATATAGGGCTTACGCGCGCTTACCGCTTTGATTCGGAAAATTCTCGTTACCATACAGAATTACTACGAAGATATATGTTTGGAACAAAGTCACAAGAAGATGCGTGGATGGATCTATTACGTCTTTGTTCTCATAGGAAGATTCCTGTGTATATTCTTACAAGCGGCAACAAAGTTGGAATTATAAGAATGCTACAATTGGCTGTCCTTGATAGGTATATAACTGAGGTATTATGTATACATTCAGAGGGTCCGGTAAATCCAAATAATACCAGCAGGACCCATAACTTTCATGACGAAGATAAATATCAGGTGATTCAGTCGATTGTTCAAGAACGTGGACTTCCCACAGAATTAGGTTCCTCGCCAATTGGATATTTTTTAGATGATGATAAAGTTAATTTTGAAAAGAATAATTTGTGTTTAAGTATTGAACCCAAATGTGTTTTATCAGTTAAAGATGAAGTTGATAACATTCCATATGTTCCACCTGATTTTGAAAATGGTGAAGATGGCAACGACTTGAAAAATAATGAGATTTATAAATTGACTGTCGAACGTTTACACATCACGCCGATTGATGATCACAGACCAGATTTTAATTTTACACCGATATCAATTATAAAAGAAATAACGGTAAAAGTTGATGAAAGAACCATATGTATTTTATTTTTGGATTTCGATAAAACGTTACAAATACATAATATGGCAATATCATTTCATCAGATAGATGAGGTACTTGTTCATTTTTCAGAAAAAAATATTAGTATCAACGAATTTGCGCCTTTACCTTCATAATTATAACAATAGTAATAAATGATATATAATTATTTGATAGTCTAATATAAGATGTTTGGGATCGGCGGAGAAGGTAACGAAGATGAAGGAAAGTGGTATGACAATATATTTCTTATCGATTTACTCATCTTCATTTTTTCTTTCGCATTTTTAGCAATCGCTGGTATAATTATGTATTTTTGTTATCCGCCGGTGATGTTGGCATTCCAGACATCATAGCGTGGCGTCGCGTATAAAAATCAATAAATAATTGAATTTGTATGTATATACGTCTTTTAGAATTATATACATTCATACCAGAATAAGTTGATGTTTAATACAACGAAATTAGCAATCATCGGCGCATCTGTTGCCATCGTGTATTTTTTGTTGAAATTCATAGAAATGCGGTTTGTTGATCATGACAACCAAAAGCCTGTGAAGGTCCTTGTTCGAGATTCGATCGTTGTTTGTGTCTCGTCGATTTTAGCCGTATTTATTTTGAACCAGTTTGAGAATATTAGTGCCGGCGGAAGTAGTGGAGGTGGCGGTGGCGGTGGTGCGCCAGCAGTTTTTGTAGATACGCCAGGATTTTAATCCAAATGAAGGCCTTGTTCTTGTTCTTGTTCTTGTTCTTGTTCTTGTTCTTGTTCTTTTTCAGTCGCCTTAGCAGCGTCTTCGCCGACGCCATCCGCACCCACCCCATTTTCATAATAATGTTTTCCAACTTTGTTCAAGTTTGATAACATCAACCACCATGCCTTTGTATAGGAGTGTTCAACATATTTCAAACCCGCGACGTCGGCCCATTTCGCACAAAATCGCCGAACAAGCTTTGCGGCAGCGGCGTTTTTATACTGTGGCATCGATGGAAAAAGATGGTGCTCAATTTGAAAGTTTAGGTATCCCATAATCCACGTTACAAGTTGTGATTTCGTAGAAATATTCACGGTATGATTCAGCGCATATTCAAACCATAGCAAATGCGTGTCTTCCGGAATAACACCTGTGAATGTATGCGAGAGAGAGAAATGACCGAATAGATAGATGAAATTCCAGAAATTAACCATCATAAATAGGAAGTAACACCACAACAATCCACCACCGCTTACACCGCCAGAATAAAACACGAAAGGCAGCGAGAGATGTGACCCGGTCATACATACAATTTCAAATGCGGTTTCAAGATAAACTTCTCTCGTTCGTGCCGAACATAAACGGTGAAATACCTTCTTTGGATGAAGATAATATGACCAAAATAAATGGACAAGAACACCATTTACGATCGGCAGGAATGTCCATGCTTGAAGCCGCATCCACCATCGATTCATAAACCGGGAAGCCGTCTTACCATTTGTATTCTCTTCGAACGCGCGGTCAAAAAAAGCAACAAGCGGTGTTGTATCCAAATCAATATCGTGCTTGATTTTCTGCGGTGTTGCGTGATGTTTTTGATGCATCGAATTCCATACCGACGAACTAACACCGCCGCCAAACCCCATCGTGAATGTTTGGATTGCGCGATCAATCCGGCGGTTTCCAGTAAAACTAAGATGTCCGCATTCATGCTGAACCCATCCACACCGCGTCTTAAACGCGATGAACGAGAGAATTGATGCGTAGATATTATATGAAGCAAACCATGTCCCTAAGCCGAAATAAAATGCGATCTCTAATAATCGAAAATATACATGAATATAATCGGGTTCAAAGCATCCTTGTTCGATGAGTGTAGCGCGCATCTCTCGGAAGTCGGCAGTCATTTCTTGTTGTTGTGGCGTGAGTTCGAGAGATTCGACGTCATCAGTCACAATTGGGAGCGTCCGCAGCATCTTTTTCGCCTTACTGGACCGATAATGAAACTCGTTAAATATTTCGGTCGCATCGGGCGAATTCTTTGCGTAGTTGATTATATTCCCGCCTGGATGTTTGAAATCTGTGATGTCATAGATCGTTCCTTCGATGATAATCGTATTGCGCTTGGTTGTGGGAGTAGTCATTATCGAATATACAATATCGATATATAATAACAGAAATTTTGTTTATATTATATAATACAGTTTATTGGTATGAACACAATCGGCTCTGCGTCGCCTACACAACTCGTGAATGAATTTCTCTCGGGTCTCACGATTGCGCTATTATTGATACCTGAATCGATCGCATTCGCGTTTATTATGGGATTGTCACCGAATATAGGTATTCAAAATACGATGGTCATGTCTCTCGTGACATCATTATTTGGAGGGATGCCGACGATGATATCCGGTTCAACCGCAGCAGTCGCCACTTCGATCGCCGGAGTATCTACCTTACTCGGGAAAGAATATATCATCCCTACTGTTATTGCTGGCGGTTTTATGCAGATTTTAGCCGCAATAACAGGATTATACAAGTATATCACCTATGTTCCAAAACATATCATGTCAGGGTTTTTGCTTGCGTTGGCCGGTCTTATCGCGATTCACCAATTGGATAATTTCAAAGATAAGGAGCATAAATGGCTAACCGGGTTGAAGCTGGCGAATACGACTCTATTCACTATAATATCTACGTTGATTGCGTTTTTTGGTATGATTAAAATAACACATAGTAAAGATCAGCACATCCATATACCTGGTGGTCTTGTTTCTATGTTTGCGATCACCGCGTTTATTTACATATTTACACAGTATTACAATATTGACCGCGTCAAAGATATCGGAGCATTAAAGTCGGAATTGCCTTCGATTATTTCAAAGGATGCGGTGTCATCTAGTAAAATAAAATACGACGCAGAGAGTCTTGTGAAAATGCTGCCATTTTCGGCGGCGATGGCATTTACCGGGTTGCTGGAATCACTTATTATGGTGAAAGACACCGAAAGTGCGCTAGGTATAAAGGGTGATTCGTTTCGCGAGAGTCTCGTCCAAGGCATCGCGAATGTTACAACAGGTATAACTGGTGGATTTGGTGGCTGTGTATTGGTCGGGCAAAGTAAGCTAAATCTAGCAAATGGTTCGAAAACGCAGTTCTCATCCGTCATAACAAGCGTGCTTTTTATTGTGATATGTCTATTCTTTGGACGCGCGATTGACGAAATTCCGATTGCGGCAGTAGTCGGCGTCATGCTATTAGTCGTTTATAAAACAGGTGACTGGGATAGCTTATTCAAACCGCAATCATTTGACCGTCGATGGATAATAATGTTAATTACCACTATCGTGGGGTTTGTATCCGGCAGCTTAACACTTGGCGTTATTGTTGGTGTGGTGTTAGATAGAATTGTTTCTGCTACACGATAATGTAAAATACTTATTTTGTGATGTATAAACATAAAATTGAATCGTTATGTTTATATTGAAGTTGATAGCATGAATTAATTATTCGTTTCGTAATGGCATCGTCTGTTGTTGCTGCTGCTGAGTCTGTCGCCGTTGAATTGGAGCGCACCCCTGTTTCTCAAAGGGACGAATATTGGCCTCTTACGTTTGATGCGGTCCGTGATTGCGACCTTTCGTATATGAATGACAAATGGTCAGAAGACATGATTCGCGACGGAATGCGTTCGATTATCCGCGTTGGTCAATTATCTGATGTTAAGGCGCAAGAAATGTGCGTTTGGACGCATCTTTCGAAATATAGCCCACCAGCCGACCGCGGATTCATGTTCAGTTATGGTGATGATCGGATTGTTACGCTGGTCAGCGATAATATGGAAACCGGACACTCCGGAGCTAGTATGGGTTGGACGATGCGACAAATCGAGTTCATCGCGAAAAATGGAGTACCAGCCCATCGAAAGATTATGCTCGAAAATCGGCGTATGTGAATAAATTAAGCGTCGTAATAAGACGGTAACTCATCTACATCCATAAATAGGTGCGTATTTTTACCGTCTTTCAGGAATTTCGCAGAGAGTGATGCGTGTTTCTTATATTTTTTATACGTGATCTTGTATTCATCAAATAGTGGATTATGTATTTCTTTTGCGGGGACATGCCTATGAACTGATCGCGAGATCATCTTATACAGTTTGAAATCGGGATATCTCTCCTCACCGCTTGATTTATAGAGAACATTTCGTCCCTTGTCGTCGGTTGTCCATTTTACAACTAGCTTGATAATGGGGTCTGATTTACATAGTTTCTCCACTTTATGCAAATCATAAATGAAATAGTCGAAAAGTGCGCAGGCAAACCGGCATAAATCGAAACTATAATTCGGTTCAACAGTAGGCTTATCTGGATTATAATACGGCGGGAAATTATATTGAGTTGCTGCGTCGCCTTTCGGATGAAAACTGTCACTACACATAAGTTCTCCACGAAATGTGTAGATCGCGCGGCCGAAATCGATGATCTTGAATATGCGTCCATATGTCGGAACCTTGTAATATTGCCCTTCGTATAAATAGTAAATGAACTCCTCTGTGGTTTCGACGAACATAATATTATTTGTATGAAGGTCGTTGTGTGTGAATGCGAACATCTTTTGATAGATGACGAGTGTCATGATCACTTGGAACAAAAGCGACGTCCATTCTTCTTTTGTTAGTTCATCACGCATCATGATATGGTCGAGCGTGCTTACGCATTTTTCAAGTAAAATTGCCTGGATCGGAAAGTCGTGTATTTTTGCGATGATCTGTTCGTCATCGCTGTAATCGGAATAACTGTCGTCATTATCGCATTCGCTGTTGTGATGATCTTCACTTCCAAAGTCACGATCGCTTCCATCTTCATCACTATGAGAACTACCATCACCAGCACCGTCGGTAGGCTTTTCCTTGTGTGTATTTATTTCTTCATCGCAATCTATCGTGGTATAAGATGAATTCGACTGTGATGTATCGTCGCTATCGCTATCGCTATCACCGTCATTACCGCAAGTATTATTATTTTTATTCGTCTTTTTCGGCTGAACAACATCCGGAGTACTCTCATCGACCTGTGAATCAAAATCGCCTACATTTATTTCTACCATACTGCAACTATTTTCTACATGCGAATCTAACTCGACCAAAGGTGTATCTGTTGTAATGATCGGTTCAAAATCTACAACATCTTCAAGAATTGTGATGGGTTTATTGCCGGTGTGTAATACCGGATTCAACTTATTTCGCAGTTTCAGCCATTTATGATCACGCATACTGGATTCATCATCGCCAAACTGCGAATAATCTATTGTAAATCGTTGATTTTCGTATGTATTAAAAAAGGAACAGTCGGCCAAGTAATCAATATCATCAAAAACGTTCGTTGAAAACTCGCGTTGCTTACAAAGATAGCTTCCATAGTAGTCTAGTCCATGGACAACACCGTGTGTATGAAGAGCGCGACTTGTCAAATATGAAAAAAGTCCATCCACATACGATGAATTATTCGTATTCAGCATTTTTTCTTCGCACGTTTCTGGTGTTGAGTTGTATTTAGGAAGCGACGTTTTGGGTGTGGTAGAATTACCGTCTGCGATTGTCGTTGTCGCCGGTGTTTCGTATTTTCCAGACAAATATCGGATAGGATCTAATAGCGGTGAATATTTCACAAATATCGGAACATTCGTTGTATTCCCTGCGTCATCGCCAATTATGGTTTCTAAATGATTTAGAGAAGTAGAATGTGTTTCATCCGTTGCGTCTCTCGGATGCTCAATAATATTTTGTAAATAATACTTTTGATTCAACTGTATTCCGTTGTAATTTGTCTCGTTGATATCAAAAAACCGGTTATAAATAGGAATATAATTTTGAATATCATACAATAGCGCCGAGTCAATTCTATCTGGTGTATATTTATGTTTTCGATAATGTAATTGGAATTTCGGTGTTGTAGTAGTCATTTTCCTAAAATATAATAATAATAATATGATTGTTCGATAGAAGTTTTATATAGGTTTTAAACGGGCGGCCTTCATAATCGTATTCATACTTCGTATAAAATGTCGCAAAAAAATATATGTTGTTTGTATCCCCAAAGGTATAGCATATGAATTTAGAGCTCGCCAAATTCGATATGAAGGCCATCAGCTTTCGTCCCGATGAAAATAAAGGTCCGGTTATCGTTCTCATCGGGCGTCGTGATACTGGTAAAAGTTTCCTCGTTCAGGACTTGATGTTTCATCACCAAGATATCCCCATTGGAACCGTGATCTCCGGAACAGAGGCCGGAAACGGCTTTTTCGCAGCCCATGTGCCGAAATTATTCATCCATGATGCGTATAATACCGCTATCATCGAGAACATTCTCAAACGCCAGAAAGCAGTCCTAAAACAAGTGAAAAAAGAAATGGATACATATAAAAAGTCATCGATTGACCCAAGGACATTCGTTGTATTGGATGACTGCTTATATGATAACAAATGGACGAAGGACGTGATGATGCGTCTCCTCTTCATGAACGGACGTCATTGGAAGATCATGTTAGTCATCACAATGCAATATCCGTTGGGTATCCCTCCAAATCTCCGCACGAATATCGACTACGTGTTTATCCTCCGCGAGCCATATATTGCGAATCGTAAGCGAATCTATGACAATTATGCGGGTATGTTCCCCACATTTGAGAGCTTTTGTCAGGTCATGGACCAGTGCACCGAGAATTATGAGTGTCTTGTCATCAATAATAACGCGAAATCGAACAAATTACAAGACCAAATCTTCTGGTATAAGGCACAACAGCACGGGCCATTCAAGCTCGGCAGTAAGGAGTTCTGGGAAATATCTAAAAATCTCGGTTCTGATGACGAAGGAGAGCAGTCTTATGACCCTAGTGCAGCGAAAAGTGGAAAGGGACCGAAGATTAATGTGAAAAAGAGCAAGTGGTGATGGCAAGAGCGGTTTGCCGAAATTAGCATATAGACATTTATTTGTATTTACTAATAATATAAAATTGAACTAGCTGGTCTAGTAGTAGGTATACCTTTACTCGTTGAAGAAATGGACCTATCAAAAACTGAATATCATGAAGAAGGCGACGAATGCTGCGACGATGACGGCGGCAACGACGAATTAACGAATATTACAAAATGTGACATTTTTACACCAGATGATATGTCAACGATTATGTCATCAAGGTTGTCACATCGTGGTAAATTATTGGAACCTTGTGTTGGGACCGGAAATTTATTAAAACATATAAACGTTGAAAATTATGAGAGAATTGATGTTTATGAAATAAAAGCACAATACATCGGCAAAATAGAAGACCATATAAAATTAAATAAATTCAATTGTGACTTTCTGAAAGCAAAAATAGATGAAAAATACGAGAATATTATACTTAATCCACCATACATAAAAATCCAAGAGCTACCTGTTCAATATAGAGAATTCATAACTTCTAATTTCGAGTTGTTGAATAAGGGCTCAATCGATATTTATTATGCGTTCATAATTAGATGTTTATCATTATTGGCTGACGATGGTGTTATGGTTAGCATTACACCGAACTCGTATTTATATACCAAGACAGCTTATGAATTAAGAAAATATCTGTTCGATAACAGATTGA